TGTGAAGTGTGCGGGGAGAAGCACTGGAACTACATTTGTTGCCACAAGTGCAACTTCAACAATCACCGTTGCCACTTCTGTGGTGAAGAGTTGGGTCACGCCGAGTTTTCCATCTGCTACATCCTAGAAGGGCTGGGAGAGTGAATCCCGAAGAAGAAGAGTACAGTGGTCCGAACAATGAGCTTCAGGGAATTGTGGACCACATGGAAAGGTCAACTTACGACAGCGACCTTGACGAGTTCGATATGTTTGACGGACAAATCAATTACGCTGACTACGGGGACTGACTTTTAAAAGTCACCTACTGTATCCGTGGCCGATACACAAGGTGGCTTTAGTCCTCCGGAGTGATCCACTCCACCCGTTTGGCCGTCGGTTTTCGGGCTATTTGGCCTGATGGGACGGGGTTTCTCTGCGGCCCTCATGCGCTATACTACAGGTGAGCGCTGAGGGTTGTGTGAGTCCCTTAGTCGCTTCCCCCTACTTTCCTCTCTTGTTTTAAAAGTTAGGCACAAGACAAGAGGGGAAAAAGGGGAAAACCTAGTTAGCGGTCGCTTTTGGCAAGTGCGAGCGAAGGTTGAAAGTTGGGAGGCCACGCCCGACTTTCCCTGTAATTCGTGTCGCAGACTCCCAGAAGCGGCCGCTAATTTCGTTTACAGGGGAGAAAAGTGAACAAGGAAGAACTTAAGTGGCATCTCGTAAGTTGCGAAGTCGCTTGGTATATTTTCACCACAGCGATTTTTGCGGCAGCCTGCACTAAGGTTGTCGTCGCTAACTTTATGGGGGGTCTCTGGTGAAGAATCGTCCGCCGAGAAAGTGGCCCTCGGTGAATCGCAAGCGGTACAAGAACATGTTGTATCGCAATCAGGGGGCGGCTTGTAGAGATTGTGGCAAATACAAATCGATTGATCAGCTTCACTTCCGTAAGAATGAAGATGGTGACTTTCACCATTTGATTTGTGGGGGGTGCAGTCGATGACAGTTTGGCTGGATTTTCGGACGGAGCCGATTATGGATGTGCCGGAAGTTGACATTCGCCTTAGCGTTTTCACTGGCATTGACGAAGGTCCAGAGCGAACACTTTCCTGCAATGACATAAATTGTGGGTGGTGGGATGTTGCCTTTTCTCCGGGACAGGCAATCGAAGTGAAGCGTCAGCACCAAAAGTGGCACGAGGATGGAATGCCGGTATGAGTGAAACCGAAATCGAAATGTTGAAAAGGGTTGTCGGCAATCAATCAGTGATGCTGCATAACTTGAAAGAAAAGATTCAATCGCTGGTCAATTTGAACAACTTGGACAGCGAACCGGTCCAAGCGTGGGAAATTCTTCGATCGCTCTCAGAGTGGGCCGAGGAATGTGATAGCCTGATGCTCGAAAACATCAAAAATCGTCAAGCGTAAATAGGAGGCTAATGAAGTGCGTAGCTCATCTCGTAGGTTTTGACTGGGAATGTCGAGATCCCGAAAAGTGTGAGGGTGAAAATGGACCTGCCGAGTATTCTCTTTCTGACAGTGTTTTGGGGGGTAATCCTGATGTTCCTCCTGAAGCGACTGAAGAAGAAGAAGTAGAGCTGCGCACTTACAAAGATGACTCCTCTTTGCGCGATCAGCAAAGTACGGGACGAAAGAGGGCGGCACGCTGGTTTCCCCTCGATGAAACTGCACTTTGCGAGTGGGCAATGAAGAAGAATTGTGGTGGCGGGAAGCATCCCATTACAGGTTGTGCGATGGGTTTGCAGCAAGCCCGCCATCACGGTCCAGACAAGAACACGCTGAACAACGAAAAGGGGAATGTTCACCGAATTTGTCACACGTGCCACAATCGTTGGCACACTTTGAACGATGATGGTTATGTTTGGGGTGCGATTCATGAACCACACCACCCGGACACTTGCACATTGCAAGACATTGCCGATAGCGAAGAGTTCTGGAAGGGTAGAGCAGTTGTCAAAGCCAAAGACTAACGTCTTCTGCGGAAAGCGGAAGCGTGGAGTGACTTTCGTTTCTTCCACCTTAGCAATTCGGGAAGCGAAGAGAATCTTTGACGAAAGCGGCGTGAAGTTCTTTATTTACCGCTGTCCGCTTTCGCCCTGTCGTGAGCAGGGTGGCTACATTCATTTCACGAAAAGTGAACCCACCGGCGTTAAGCTACTCACTTTTAACAAGAAACTTCTCGACTATCATCAGTCAGTCGAAGAATTCAGGAAGGGCAAAAAGAAGAAGAGCAAGAGTCCTTCTAGCATCATGCACAGAAGGCGTCAAAAGGTAATCCGTAAGACTCCCATCTTTGTGTGGGAAGGCGAAGGCGGAGCCCTTCACCCGAAAGACCTGGAGGACTGAAGGTGAGTTTCTTCACCGAACGTCAGCGAAAGCTCATTCTTGATGCCATCAAGAGCGAGCAAGGGGAAGTCATGGCAGAATTCGACAATGAAATGTTGAAGCGGCAGCTGGATGGTCTGCTGACTTTGGCTGGAATTCAGAGCCAGGAAGTGGCGAAGCTTCAGTTGGCGATTGAAGGTCTGACAGATATTGTCAAGGCTGATGCGCAGAGAATGATGAACTACGAAACTCGGCTGCAAAGTCTGGAAAGTGAACTTCGGTTTCTTCGAGACAGGACAAATAGGGACGAAAGCGAAAGTGACACCTAAACGCCTCACGCTCGAACAAAAACTCCAAGTCGTCTGTTTTCACTCTTTTGGCGCAACCAAGCCGAATTGGGTGGTAGACAGCACACATGGTCACCCTGTATGCTGGCTCTGTGCCAAACCCGCACCCGATCTTCTTTTGAGAAAATGTTCGGGATGTGGAAATGAATTCATTCTCAACTTTGGTCCCGACTGGCGACCGAAATACTTTGTCCATGAGAATGGGCAAGTTTATGAGAACGGATTCTTTTGCGGCACAGAATGCTGGTGAGAGTTCCGTGGCCGGTTCTTTCTTCAGCTAAAACTCACACCGTGGTAGGTTGTGGCCAACCCGCTGCGAACAAAAGAAAAGGTGCCTAAGTGAGCCATCAGGTTGGTGTTTCCAATACTGAGGCTTCAAGTTCCTATGCCTGTGAATTGGCGTGGGGTTTGGGGTTTCATCCGGAACAGAACTGGCAGCTTCGTGAAATGGGTGAAGCGCGTCAGCGTGGAATCTATTTCCACGAGGGTCTTGAGATTCACTACAAGGGTCTCATGGATGGCCGTAACTATGACGAGTGCGCTCAGGATGCCCTGAACCACATTCAGAAGTTGCGCGTCGCAGAGATGAATGCCGGAATGTTCGTTAACGGCAAGCTTCTCGAAATGCTCAACTGGAACTATGACATGCTCCAGAAGTATTTCGAGCACTACCGGTCAGATATCGAGGACTGGGAGATTCTGGGTGTAGAAAGTTTTTACGCCCAGGAACACCCGAACGAAGATGATTTCTATCTTCCCTCGCGCGTCGACCTTGTTGTTTACCACAAGCGTGGTGAATTCAAGGGCGAAACTTCTCCGGTTGACCACAAGACAACATACGACTTCTGGCTGCCGTTCAAGTTCCAGCTCAATTCTCAGTTCCCCCTCTACATTCGGGCGCTACGAGACACAAGGTTTCCTGGCAAGGAAATTCCAGTGGTGAAGCGGGTCATTGTCAATCAGGTCCGAACGCGAAAGCTGAAGGACCCGAAGATGGAAGACCTTTTTCGCCGCAAGGCGGAACCGTACACCGAAAAGCGGATTCAGACAGTCTTCCAGAATCACATGAAGACTGCACTTCGCTTGGCTTATCTGAAGCGACTTCCCTGGGAAGAAGCTTTGGAGGAGTTCAAGATTTCGCTCGGATCAATGGCTTGTCAGTATTGTGACTTCAAGGATGTCTGTAACGCATTCTTCGACGAGACTGACATGTCAAAGGCTATCGCAGCAACAATGAAGCGGAACGAATACGGTTACCCGCCGCTGGAGGAAATTCGTGCCAGGGGAAATTAGCTTCAGCCTACCGGTTTATCGGGCAGAGTTTTATCATAATACGCCCGGTACAGATGGGGTTTGGCATCGTGTCTTCAATGTCGCCGAAATTGGCGACGAGAAAAAAGATGCCCTCGAAGCACTCAAGGTAGCCCGAAAGATTTTTCTCGATGATGGATTTGATGACCTTCGGGTTTATCGAGTTTACATCGAGAAACTGGAAGTCCCAGAAGGGGGGAATAGTGGCAACCGTTGATCGTTCCATGGATGACGTCATGCTGAAATGGCTCGAAAGAGCCTCAAAGAAGCCTGGCGAGATCACCGCAAAAGTGGTTCTGATCTTTTCTGAGGCTGGTCTCGGAAAGACGGTTCTCGCTTGTCGACTCGGCAAAAGAATTGCCCTCATCACGAATGAGATGGCAGGTTCTTCATCTTTGGCCAACTGGCCGGAGATCGAAAAAAACGTCCGCGTGATTCCTTTTGACCCGCCGGAAGCTTTTGCTAACACCGGTCTCGGTTATTGGGATTGGACGCGGAGAATGATTCCGCTCATCGAAGAAGGTACGTTTCGTCATTATGACGGCGAACCGTTCGACACGATTGTCCTTGACACTATCTCTGGAATGATTTCCGATGAGGTGCAGCAAATCGTGAAGAGTGGAGCAGCAACCGAAAAGGGGAAAGTTTCCGCTGAGGCTGCTGGACGTCCCGACTATCTTGTGTCGGAACAAAGACTCAGGCCGGTGCTGACGGACATTGCAAATCTCACACGATGCAGTGTCATCATGTTGTCGCATCAACGCCTTGGGGATAAGCTCACGCCCGGAGCAAATACGAGGGCTGACGCTCACGCGGCAGCTTTCAAGGAAATCAACAAGTACGTCTCTGTCATGGCGTACATGAAGATTGATAACTCCGGAAAGCGTGTGCTTCAGGTGATGCCAAATGGCAATGGTGTCGCTGTAAAATCTCGGTACCATTTTCCGAGTGCATTCGTCACCGATGGCGAATTCGTGGCCCACATCGAAGAATGGAAGAAGGCAAACGCATGAGTGACATGAACGAGAATGAGGAAGTTTTCGACTTCGAAGGTGGACTCTTCGAAGAGGCGGGCGTAAATGTCGCCGACATTCCCAATGACCCGTTCGGGTTCGGGAATGAGTTCTGGCCGATTGTTGTTCTGGAAGTCGGCCCCATCAAGGTCACCAAGAATGGTGACAAGCTTGGCCAGATGGTGAAGTTTGCCGTCGACCACCCGGACTACGCGACTCACTACGTCGGGACAAAGGGTCTCGGAAATGGTACGTGGTACCGGCTTCCGGTTCCTCTGAAGCTGCGGGATCGCATTCCTTACGACCCGAATGGTGCAGACGAGAAGAAGGACAATCACAAGATTGGACTTCTTTACGGAGCCCTCGGCTTCCCCAAGGACCAGTGGGCAAAGCTGAACCTTTCCAAGCTTGTCGGAAAGCGCATGATGGCAAAGATCAAGCCGGTCATGGAAGACGGCTACTACAAGTTCAACATCAACGCCATGAAGACGCTGGAAGAAGGCGCGGATTCCGGCTGGTCCGGAAACGGCGGCGGCGGAACTTCTGCATCTTCCGCAAAGTCGGAAGCCGAGAAGGCCCGTGAGGCACTTGCCCGTGAAATGGGCGAGTAACACCTAAAAGCTGGGGGAGCGAGGTTGAAAGAATAGGCCCTTGCGCCTCGCTCCCCCTTCCCCCCACAAAACAACCAGACGCAAAAAAACTCACACACAGAGGAAAAAGAACAATGGCTACTCTTCGCCTTGAGATTGACACCGACGCTTCCTACACTTCCGCCGAACTGGAGGAGCTTGAGGAAGCTTTCCTGGAGTTCATTCTTCCCATCGACGGTGATGTTCGGCAGGGCACGGAGAATGTTCGCCTGATCGCGGAAGCTTCCGAGGACGACGAAAAGGACAAGGTTCGCGAGGCGGCGCTGAATCTCATCAAGTCGGGAGCGCTCCGCGTGAACATTGCGATTGTCGAGGACGTCGAAAACCCGGACGAGGAAATGTTCGGCACCGGGGATATCTTCATGAACCTCAGCTAATTAGCTGACGCATACCGGCCCCCAGAATCCATAGACCCCCCCCTATGATTCTGGGGGCCTCCCCTTTGTTCCTCCGGTGAAAGAAAGGACCCGACGTGGATGAGGAATTTGCCTTTGCGGATGCAGAAGAAGATGGGGAAGATCTCAACACTTTCCTGTCTGAATCTCTCATCCCAAAGCAGGTTTCTCCTGAAGAAGACTTGGCGAACAAAGTCAAGGTCACGACGGAAGCCGGTCTGAGGAAAGTCACGTCAATCATTGACGTGATGGAAGATGACGAAAAGCTAGAATTTGTCATCCAAGATTTGCTTCCGGATACGGGTCTTATGTATGTTGCAGGAGCGTCAGGAAGTGGAAAGACGATCCTTGCAATTCAGGTCGCTGGTGACATTATCAACGGCAGGGGGACGCTGGCATGGCAATTGGGTCCAGCTTGGAATGAAAATTTCAAGGCTCTTTTCCTCTCCCTCGAAATGCCAAAGAAGGAACTTCAACTTCGGTTGCATCACATGTATCCGAAGCTTTCCGATGAGGAAAGAAAAGCCTTCATGGATAGGTTCCTTTGTTACTCGGACTTTGAGCCGCTTGAACTTTGGAATCCTACTCACCAGCTAGACCTTGTACTACTCATAAAGGAGTATGGAATTAACCTTCTTTTGGTTGACTCCGCTTCAGTGAGTTTCGCATCAAGTCTGAAGAATGACGAACAAGTCAACGAAAGCATCAAGTTCCTCTACAAGATTCGCTCTCGCTTCAATCTGGCAATGATTGTGGTGGCCCACACTCGGAAGCCAACAATTGAAATGATCAACAACCCAGAGAATGCAAACATCAATGAGTTGTTTGGTCACGCTGGTGTCGGTCAAAGTGCCTCGTCCGTCATCATGATGATGGAAGATGAAGCCCAGCGAAAGAAAACAATCAAATCAGGCGACGGAACGAATGTCGAGAAGGTCATGCATATGGTCAACGCGAAAGCTCGCTTTGGCGCAAATGCTGGCGCTTTCAAGGCAAAGTTGACTTCAAAAGCAGCAGTCGACAAGGGTGAACCTCTTATGTTCCGTCGTGACGCGATCCCGATTGAAATGACCGAGGAGCAAAGGCGCGCCATCAACAAGCAACTTGCTACAGATGGCATTGCTGACGCGTTCAAGGGAATTGATTTCGGAAATCTAGGGGGTGACGAAGAATGAGTGATCACGTACTTGTTCTCAGCACCGAAGAAGTGAAGGCTCTGAAAGCTCTCTGTCGGGCAGGAATTAAGATGGCCGACCAGGGTTCGCCTTACTTTCAGAGAGTTCAGCCCGCAACAAAGACAGCTCTCCAGAAACTTCTTTCGGAGGTACCGGATGAGCAGATTGACCGGAAATGAGCTGACCTGGGAATGCGTTCGTTGTGATAACGAATGTTTCCCAGAGGAGACGACAACAAGATTCGGTGATCAGTATTGTCCCGAATGCGCGAAGGATGGAAAGTGGCTGACAGTCCTAAACGACACATCATCGCCGTTGACCCCGGCGACAAGAACAACGGTATCGCATATTTCACGCAAGAGGGCAATGGGCCAACGGGTTCGGCGGATCTGAAGTTTATGCAGATCGAAGGTCCGAAGGGTTTGAGTGATCTCCTCAAGTTCATTTGGGGGATCTTTCAGGCTAAGGAAACGACCGATGGCTACGACAAGTTCAGAAACAACCCTCACAACTTGTTTTTCGTCATCGAGAACTTCAGGGTCGACACGGTTTCTCGTGGTGGTAGGGATTCTTCTAGGTTCCAGTGGAATGAAATGCTGACCTCGCAAATGATTGGTCGCGTGAGACTTCTTGCCGAATGGCTTGAAGCGCCAGTCTTTATGCAGGAGCCAAGTTCAGTTTGGCCGATGGCTCGAAAGTGGGCACCATTCCCACTCCCAAAGGGCCACCCGCCGGATGACAAGTCAGCTTTCTGTCATGGCGCAAAGTTCATGATGGACAAGGGTCTCATCAATACGGTCGATCAGATCACTTTCAACGGGCAAGATAAGATGTTCTAGTCTGACCTAGCCAACAAGAAACCCCCCTGAATTCGCCAGGGGGGTTTCTTGCGTTCTAGACTAGTCGAAGGCCACTTCAACTATGACCGTAGAGCGGATTGTACCGCCCCAGATCCTCCAAATCATTTCGGAGTTCGAACCGCTCTTCTTTTGAATATCGCCGGTCCCTTTGACGGTCCGACATATTCCCCCATATGCCTTCACTGTCGTGCAATACAGCGAACTCACGGCATATTTCACGCACAGGACATTCAGCGCAGAAATCTTCCGCCTTCTTTCCCCGATACAACGGGTTTTCCTGAAACCCTTCCCGCTGCATTTCTTCAGGGAAAAACAAATACGACGGGGCACCTTTGCACGCTGCGCCTACTTGCCAACTGAATTGGTTAGGCACATGTTCAAGATAGAACGTCTGGTGCCCTTGTGTCTAGCCACGATGCACGTGTCTGACAGTTTTTTCACAACTTCCGACTTTACCCACTTTGCCCGACTTAAGGCCCGCATAAGGCAGGTGAGTTAGGGATGCCTAAATTGGTTGACACTTATTTCTGGAATACCCATCCCAGCACGCCCCCTACCAGGAGTGAGCCGACCATGCCAGCGACCCACCAAATCACTTTCTGCTGGCCAGCTTTGATTTCCCGAATGTCATTCTTTACTTCCGTCAACATTATGCCGACTTCACGAAATGTTTTCGGGTACTCGTCGCTAATGGTCCACCTTTTTAGGCTCTGTTCAAAACACTCATGACGTACGCATACATTGACGGGTAGCCATTCTGAGGTTTCTTGCTATACATGTTTCGATAGCCCCAATCGCCGCCGTACCAAGTTGCAGCGGCTCCAGCCATGCCACGACTTTTCAGGTACTGGCCAAGTTTGTACTTGGCAATGGCATCCTGAATTTGAGGACTATTCATGAACTGGGAATAACTAATGTCATAACCCAAAGCTTCGCGGTCCCAACCGCCATTTCCTTCAAAGTTGGAACGCAAAATTTGGTACGCCCCAGAAGCGCCGGACGGGTTGGTAGCCCGGTAGTTGCCCCCCGACTCCTGCCCCCGGATCGCCCGCATGAGACGGCCGAGATCGCCCGGAATGGCACCTGTACCGGCGGTAACTCCCGAACTGACACCAGGCACTGAACCGAGACCCGCGAACGCCTGTAGGGCCGCCTGAGGCTTTGGCTTAGGGAGCTTCATTTGGGGCGTATATGTTCCACTTTGTCCGATCTGTCCCAGTCGATTCATGAAAGAATTCAACTTGTCATCCTGACCAAAACTTACCGCCATCTTCACACCCCTTTCACTAGTAAGGTCGCAGCACCAACATTGGAGCGCCGTTGCTGTTTGTGAGATTCGACTGAATTACGCCAAGTCGAGTATTTGCGGCGTGAACAATTTTCCCATTGCCGACGTAAATGCCAACATGTTCAGGTCCGCGAGAACCGGGCCTATAAAAGACAAGGTCGCCGGGACGAATCTGGCTGACTGGAACTTGTTTGCCGCGCTTTGCCTGTTCGTAAGTTGTACGGGGAACAGAGATTCCCATTTGCCTGTAAAGCTGCTGGACTAGACCAGAACAATCTACGCCATTGCTGAGGCTATTTCCACCCCATACGTAAGGCGTTTTATTTCTCGCGACCTGCATTGCTTTAGCGGCAATTTGAGCGCCAATGTTCCCGGAAGCTGCGCCAGGAATGTCAGTAGCTGAACTTCCCTCGTAGCTTCCAAAGCCGTAGCTGCCAATGTTTTGCATGTTGACAGCATTTTGATACGCTCTTTTAGCTTCCGCCGTTTGTGTAGCTAGGTCACCGCGTCGACTGATTCCCTTGAGAACCGTTTTCCCGGCGTCCCCAAAGTTTCCGAGATTGAGTTCAGGTTTCCCGAATTCATCAAACTTCAGGCCAGCCGACTTGTTGACTAGATCAGTCGCAAGGCGATTTGTTCCCTGCTGTCGCAGGGCGCCATAAATTGAAGCGCCAGTTTCTTTTCTGGTGCCCAACTTGTCCAGCACGCTTTGACCAATGCTGTCAGTGGTTTCCCCCTGCTGCATAATGGTCGGCATATAGTCGTAACCGACGCCTTTTAGGGACGACTTTCCGATGCCCAGTTTGTTTTTGAATTGCATGAAGGGCGTTGCCATTTCACCTCCAATTCGAAACCTGAACTATTTTCACACCTCGGATTCATGCAAGCGTGAGTATTAGTTGGCTCATGGTAATGCAGCAACTTTTCATCTATCGGACAGTAACATGTGTACTCATTGCACTTATGTTTTGGCTTCACCTAAAGTTCTGCTCCGCCTTCTTCTTGAAGTATTCCCTCAAGTCAAACTGTGCACTCTTCTGGTATTTTCCAGTGTCAACGGCTTTTGCGCCAGTCAGAAGGTTCAGAATGTTTGTCGTGTTCGGGAAACCTTCAGACTTTGTACTCTCTGAAACGCCAAACTGCCCTGAAACTCGACCGGCCTGGGACACGACAGGAATTTGCTTGGCCATATAGTCAAGCCACTGTTCATTTGTGTGTCCGATTGGAACATTTCGCCCAAGGGTTTGACCCTGACCCATTTCAATTGGCACCTTCATCATTGGGTTCAACATGTCGACTGTTGTCTGACCAGGGTGACCCAACATTGCCATAATGTCCAGCACAGGAGTTGACGGGTTAATTACCCGATAGGCTCCAGCGCCACCCATGATTGGGCCAATTCCTCGATCACGTACCCAATCGGGGAACATTTGATCAGTGGGGAACATGTCAGTTGTCTGATTGTTCGGGCTAATTCCGTTGTTGAGGGCAATGGCTTCCATCAAGCGTGGATATGCCATAACCTTCGGACCGGCAAAAATCACACTTTCAATAGCAAGCGGAATAGCTTTTCTCGTCCAAGAGTAGAACGGGAAAACTCGCTTCATGAAATTGCGCTCAAACTTTGTCAGGTCAATTCCGTCGGGGTGCCACTTTCGGACGCTTCGTGCGCTCGCGCTAGCCGCATTAGTGAAGCTAGCCTTGGACTTTGCGATTCCGTCAATGAATTGGGCGAGTCGGGGGATGTGGTCTCGAACTTCTGAAATAGTATGTACCGCTCGCTGCCCCTTTCCTCCGAGGGGTCGGAACTTGTCGAGAACTGTTGAAACATCACTGGCCACTTCTTCAAGCACTCGCGCACTTGGCAGAATTCCTTCACGGTAGGCAGCGGTGTAAATCATGTCTGCCGTGACTTTGGTGCCGTTTGGCATGGTGACAATCACCTTATTGCCAGCGGCTGGAATTTTGAGCCCTGAGTCACCTTCGTTCAAAACACTTCGAGCGACTGCCTGCTCCAAAGCTTGTGGACCAGCCAAAGCTTCAAAACTATTCGCACTGCGCGTGCCAATTTCGGCAAATTCGCCATACCTGCCCTTTTGGGCAAGCATAGTTTTCATGGCCTGCTCGTAGCGAATTGGCTTGTTGACTCCAGCGATCCAGTTGAAATAAATGTCGCCAATCAGGTTTGTCCAGTGGTGACCAGGGATGTAAATAGTCAGCGACGCTTTCAGCTTTGAAAGCACATTGTCGAAGTACTGAAGTGACTTTGCGTTTGGCGTAGAAACTTCTTCCAGCAACTTAGCAAACTGCTGAGCCTGCCGTGCACCTTCTTCAGTGAAGAAGTAGCCGCGAAGTCTGGGGTGATTCACGCCGTACTTTACGTCGTCACTCCTGTGAGGTGACGCGAAACGACTAATGATTTCGTCGAACATGTTCTTCTCGCGCACAGTGTGCTCGACAGCATTCTGCACTTGGTGAAGAAACTTGTACGGGTCCTTAATGTCCCAAACTTCCCATGACTTTGTCCAATCAATTCCCTTGGAAAAGTCACGTTCAACGCCGGCGGCGTCCTTAACTTTCTGTGCAACGAATTGATACTCCGGAAGTCCGAACCGCCTCAAATTCGAGTTGAGTTCATCCAGAAGAAGGCGATTACGCCCAACGACGGTAGAGTCAGCAATGGCACCAGTACGAAGGCCAGTTCCACCAAAAAGGTTTTCCATGACCTTTGCAATTTCAGACTGGAGCTTTGCGACCTGACCACTAGATACCCCATTCTGTTGCGCAGCCCTCATTGCCTCGTGCCAAAGATCTGCGTCCTTGGGGTCAAAAGTACGGGCAAGATTGTTCAAAAGGCGTGCGCGACGGCCAACAGTTGAAAGTGCGGAACCCTGCTCACGAAGGTAAATGGGGCGCATGTCCTGAACCCCATAAGCGGCATTAAATCGCGCTCCAAGCCACTCTTTTACAAGTGCAGCCGTTCCCGAAACTCCGCCAAGTCGACTGGACGGAGGAAGGTCCGCAGCGCGTGAAATTGCATTGGTGACGCTGCGCACAAAGTTAGGATCATTAACAGCACCACTAGCTTTTCCTCCTACCTTTCCGGCACCCTTTCCGGCCCCCATGCGAACATTCCTGGGACCGTGAACAGGAGACTTTCCAGTAGTGCCAAGCCATGCCTCAGTCTTCAATTTCTGACTTCTGAGAACACCCTCAACAGGGTTGTTCCTACCGGTCAGATTTGAAAGATAGGCGTCGGTGACTCGTGCGCCAGAATCGCCACCACCAAGTTTGGCAGTAACAAGTTTTGCGGAATCAATTGCCTTGTTGATGAGGTCTTTTGCTCGGCCAGCGGAAAGCTTGGAGCGGTCAATTTCTTCGAGGATCTGCTTTCCTGAGCCAATTCCTCGATTGACAGCAGGTGCAGCTTCTACGGCACCTTTTGCACGAAGTGCCTGAAGTGCATTTATCTGTTCCTCGGAAAGCTGAGCCAGAGCTTTCGGGTCACCTCGGAGAATGCCCGTAATGAAGGCGTGGCTACTTCCCAGGAACCGTGGGCCAAGAGCTTCGGCGACTTCAGAAAGTCGGAGTGGAACGCTTTCAGCAGTCTTTGCGGCAGACTGCGGAATCATTCCCTTTGTGATGAAATAATCCTCAACACTCCGCAGAATCCGAACTGCCTTATCATACTTAGCGGCGTTTCCAAACTTGAGATTTGTGGTGATGAGGTTCCACATTCGGGCCTGCTGAGGACCTGAATATCGAACATTGTCTCCTCGTGCGATTGCCTTTGCAAGCCCCTCATAAGTGCCGGGAGCCCTACCGCGTCCCAAGATTTCATTTTCGAATTTCCTGACGACTCGGTTTGCAAGCTGAGCTTCCTTTACCTTGAGCTTTGGGCCAACACGAAGTCCAATTTCTTCAGCGCGAAGTTCGTTAGAAAGTCGACGCTCAACTTCAACTGGAATCTTGGTGTTCTTTACGTCGTCGGCAACCCTATTTCGAAGGGCGGGCGCCAAACCTTCTGCACCCCTGTGACCGACTTCCTTGATTACTTGAGAAGCCCTTTCGAGAAGTTCTTCAGTCTTTGTCCACTGAACCTTGGGATGAGCCGCAAGAATCCTCGCAGCTTCATACTTCCAATTCTTCTTTCCAGAGCTGGCAAGATTGACAATCTGCTTGACGACCTTTGCCTGATCTGCGCCACCAAGAACAATTCCCTGCTTGGGAAGTTCACGACGGCCAATTCCGGCGAGGGTTTTATATTTTCCCTTATCTCCAATTGCAGCCGGAGGAACGGCATCGCCAACCTTTGCCGCAGCTTCTCCAGCTTCATCGGCGGAATGGCCAGCCGCAATCATTACGTCGTCAGAAAGAGTTTTAGTGAGAGACCTCACCAATTCTTCCTGGCTTGGAGAAGTCCCAAGAGTCTTCTGAACTTCATTAATGTCGTCTAGGAATTTGTGAGTATTTGGAAAGCGGACCCCCTCGAAGGCATAGTTGAGATAACTGCCTACGCGATAGGACCACCCACCTCCACTCCTCATCATTTTTGCAATTTGTTCTGCAACCCCAATCTGATCCTCTGGGGAAATTGCAAGATTGGGAGGAACTTCAGAAGCAGGTTTTGCAGCTTTCACTGAAGACTTGGGCACAAAATCTGGAGTCTGACCAATAATCCCGACCGGGGGAGTAGAATTAATGTCAGGCTTGACTGGAATTCTGTCAGTAGCCTTTACGTCGAGACCCTTAAGAATTGCTTCATCAGCAGGATTTCCAGCCCTGGCGGCGTCCAAGCCTTCCGTCAGTTCCTTAGAAACCTGTGCACCCTTTCGAGCGGCACCGAATCCAGGAAGAAGGAAGTTCAGCGGGTCGCCACCAATGTCTGACGCAATTCCTGTCAGCATCTGATTGCGAAAATAGTCTTCTCGCGCGTCTGGAGAATCAAGGTCATCAGGAATTGCAAGTTCAAAGAAAGTCTTATCCCACATAGACTTTTGATTGACCTTGTCAAGAATTCCCTTGACTTCGTCCCAATTCTCAGGCTTCATAGCATCCGCAGTAGACATTCCTGTCGTCTTGCGAATTGCTACGTCGGAGAAATGTGTCTTGTCAGACTTGTCAGACTGCCATTCATCATTGATATCGACACCCGGTACTGCATCAAGTAGGCCCGAAGCTCCTCGCAATCCTGCGCCGATTCCTCTTCCAGCACCCGTGAAGACTCCGCCAATTGTTTTGCCAATGTCTTCCACGACTGAATCATTTGGATCGCTCTGGTGACCTGCAAGAGCCTCATCCATTGCATTGGCGACCCCGTAAAGTGGCGTAGAAAGAAGGTCAAAAAGACTGCTCAGAGCTGTCTGCCTATTTGCAGCCTTAGATTCCTTGTTCAGCTTAGCGATTTCTTTTAGGGTTACCTGGGACGGCTTTGACCAACCTGCATTGGCCATAATCATTGCAGCCGTATTGCGAACACTTTCACCTTCAATAGAAGTTCGCGGTGCAATGAAACTTAGGTCAAGAGGCTTGTAAACCATTTCACCTCAGCTTTCCAAGATACGCCTGGAGAGCCTCCATAGTAGCGTTAATGTTGCCAGTAGAGTAACGACTTCCTTCCTTCTCGAACTCTCGTCGGAGAAGGTCCATCATGAATTCCTGGCCAACATCACTGTACTTTGGAGCGCGGCCCATACTTTCGTCACCAGGCTCAAGAATGAACTTTCCCTGAGTGACCTGCTTGTTAGAAAGTACGTCGTTGAGCTGCTCCATGAGATTCGACGCAAGAATTGGCTGATCCGGATACTGACTGGCGAGATAGTTCCTCGCTCCAGCAAGTCCCGTTGTCAAAGTTCCTTCAGCGCCAAACTGCTGAGCCATGCTGTTGTCACTCGGAGCGTACTTTGCAGCAGAATTCTGCGCCTGAAGCTGGAAATTGAACAGCTTCATCATGTTGTCAAATTCCTGCTGACGCGAAGTCTCCATGCGCTGCTGATCCTGCGCCTGCATTTGAGCAAGAAGTGCCTCAATCGCAGAACCCTTCTGAGCTTTGAGAGAATTCACCTGACCATTCGCCTGGTTCATGAATTCATCAAGCGCAGTACGAATTTCCTGAGCGGTGTTTTCGCCCGCCATCTTTGCATTGTTGCTCAGATTTCGAGTGTAGCTCATATCAGCATTCTGCTGCTCATTGAGAGCGCTCATGTTTTGCTGCTGGTCAAGTTCCATCTGACTCTGGAAATAAGCCTGATCTTCCTGAGCCTGCTGAGAAGCGTCCTGCGATGCAGCCTGAATTCCCAGGCGCTTCAAAACTGCATCCTGCTCATTCGCATTGTCCTGATACTGCTCTTTCAGAACATTCTGAGCATCGTCATATCGAGCATTCGCGGCCTGATCTTCAGCGGCAAACTGCTGTGTAAGCTCAGGAAGCTGAGCCATGTAATCTTTCGCCAGAGCTCCGTACATTCCCCTAGCATCTTTCATGGACCGATTTCCACGATCGGCCCGCATTCCCATTTCATCTACGAGTGCAGAAATCTGCGGATCAAATTGTGCCGAAACCTGGGACTGAGCCATCTGACGGAGAGTTTCAAGAGGGGTCGGTGCAACATTGATCGCATTGACTGCGTTGAAAAGCTGATCCTGGAGCGACTGGAAAGGTGATGCGATGCCATCAACAAGACCCTTTTCGACTGCCTGACGCTTTTGTGCCGCAGCCTGCTTTTCAATAAGTTCAGCGAGAGAACTCGCCTGCTCCTTTGCGCCGAAAAGAGCATTGGCTGCACCGAAATTGCCAAAAGCCCCGGCTGCCGCACCGAGACCTCGATTGCTCTTCTTCTTTGTCTTCTTCTTCTTGTTCTTGTTGTTGCCGAGCTTGTTACTCGACTGGTTTTCAATTCGAACGTCTGGCATCAAATCCCCAATTTAGCGGCCCGGCGACGAATCGCATCCTGTTTGGCATTGTTCATTTCAGTTGTGAGCTGACTCAGGAAACTCTTTCGCTGCGCTCCCAGATCACCAATCTGGTCAGTCTTTCCTGTCGTCAAAGCTTTCATTCGGGAGTTGAATTCGGTGTTGTAGTCACCAAGAGCTTTGGCAAAAACACCCGAATGCAAAATACCCCGTCCGGCAAAATCATTTTGCTGGTCGAGCCTGTCTTGCGCGCCCTGGCGATTGAGCGTTCGCTGACTTTCCGTATAGTCTCGATTGACGATGCCGGTCTGCCGTTTGTAATTTGCTTCATAATCAGCCTTCGACTTGTTGTAATCTGAAAGCTGCTGCTGGTAAGTTGTGTCTCCAGCAAGATACTTCGCCGTTGCCGACTGCTTCTTCTTGGACTTTGACTTCGGCTTGGGCTTTGGCTTTGGCTTAGGCTTTGTGGCAGGTTTCGGCTTTGGCTTTGCAGGTGGCTTTGTTTCGCCGACATTTGAAATGATTGGTTTCGCTGCTCCGGTTACAATTGCCATTTACAGTCCCCTCAACCTGCGTCGAATCGCCTCAGTTCGTGGGTCATTTTTGGCAGAAGTTGTGGAACGACCAACAACTTCCGGCCCGGACGGTCGAGAAGGTTTCCAATCTGGACCGCCAGACCTAAGTACAGTCTTCTGAATTTTATGAAAAGGCTCTCCGGGTCCAACACCTTTACCCATGTCAGGCTTTCCCTGGCCATAGGTGTTCCATGCGGTATATTTGCTACCTACTTTATTACTACCAAAGAGCCAGTCTGAAGGTTTGTTGATAATGGCTACAGTCTTTTTGTAACCTGGCCTCTTTGTCGCCACTCACTTTCCCCTCTTCAGGTCACCAAGCATAATGTCAGGGCTCATCGGACTTCCGGACATTTGTCCCTTCAGTCGGCGAAGAACCGCTGACTTCATGGCACGAGATTTGTTATCCCGCTCATTGTAGCCCATTTGTCCGGAGCCTGAAACTCTGCCAATGTTCGGCATTGACCTTCCGCCGCCATACACTTTCTTGCCAGCGGCGTAACTATTGAATCCCTTGAAACCTGGCGGCTTGTTGGGAACTCTTTTGTTTCCGAAACTGTCCATTAGTTCACCGACTTAGGTGCAAGCTGCTTGCCAGCGATAAATGCAGTGATTGAGTAAAGTCGCGCAGGACCATCGGTCGTGTTGCCGGAAGTTTTCATTTCGACCTTGAACTGAACAAGTCGGAAACGGAGACTTCTGCCAAACCTAATGAATCGACGCGCCAAACCTGCACCCTGTGGCTGAGAAACCACAATTTCAGGAATGTCGAAAAGTGGGTACGCCCAGGTGTTTAGCTGACTCCACTTATATGCATGAAGCTGAGCCCAGGTAACTTTATACGCAATCGAAAATGGATACAAAGTCCCTGAAACATCTCGACCTGTAATGCAGTCGATTCCCCAATGCATGAGTCGCTTGAATCGGTGCGAAAGTCCCACGTCGTAAGTCTTCGTCGTCATAGAACAATTGATGTCCTTGTATGCCGGGACAATCTGACCATTCTCGAGAATTACATCTTCGTAGCGATCCTGCATAATGAAAAGCTTGCAGTGAACTTTCCAGGCTCCGGAAGTTCCTAGTCCGGCACTGTCGGTGACTTTCGCAAGAGCGCTGCAAGCAACGTAGGAGTCAAATCCTCGGCGGAGTCCAGTATTTGTGTTGTCGAGCCGAACAGCTCTTCCAATGTAGTGAATGGACTCATCATCACTCTTGTAACGCGTCCAGGCCCGAAGTCGTAGGTGGTATACATATAGACGATTGAAGAATCTTGCATAAAGTCTGTCACCAACGAGTGAGAGACTTTGAGCAAATTTCCACCATTCGTCAATTCCCGTGTCTCCTTCATACGGAGTAGTGTGATCATATTCAAAGGGAACCTTAACTGAAACTCGCGTGAAAGTGTAATTCGTCATTTCATAAACTTCATTGTACTGAAGCATGAAAATTGAGTTCTCATACGAGACTGCGCAATTCCTGTTCATCACTCCGACAGTCTGCGAAATGTTCTGCAAAACTGCCTGAGCGGGACCCTGGTCATAAGACAACACGTAGGTCTTGTTGTCCTTCATGACAATCAAATTGTCCTGATAGACCAGAAGTTCATTTACTGCATCGCCGTCTCCCGGATTGATGTCAAAAAAGTTCGAGCCGGGGAAGCTCCCGAAATTTGCCAGATCGCTGAAAAACAAGCGAGAACTGTTGGCAATGCTTCGGCGACCAGAGATGAATAGACGGTCTTTGTAAACTGTCGCAGCATAGCCTCGCGGCATGTTTGGCAATGCAGTGACGAGGCCATCATTGAGGCTGTACTTTTGTCCGGTTCCCAGGGAGGTGCTTCCTCCTTCTGGCCCCGGAGCCAAATATATGTCGTCGGAGTAGCGTATGGCACTCTGATAAGTGCCGTCGGCAATCTTTTGGATGGTCCCATCATTCGTGCCACCCATGAAATATACCCAAGCGGCGAAGACTCCGGTATGGCAGGAATTGAAGATGAGGAATTGTACGCCCTCATAAACAAAGCTCCCCAACATCAACTGATGAGACTCGGGCGGAAGTGTGCCCGTTGTCAAAGTGACAGTTTCGCCATAGAGCAAAGTCCACGGTGGCCGACTTTTCAGAGAGCCGTCGAGGTCAATGTCAAAGTTGGTGCAATCGACCATTTCATTGTCAGAAATTGCCGACATGTCGGAGTAGGTATTTATTCCTCCGGAATACGGACCGATCTGAAGCTCAGAGACTGAACTAGCCATTCATCATCCCCCCATCAAGATACATGTCATCCTCTGGGAGAATAGTGATTCGCGGGTAATACTCCCGCTCAGTCCACTTTTCCTGGCCTTTGAGCTTCTGGACCTGGGTTTCAAATTCACCCTTCTTGTAGGCAGCTTTCTCCAGGTCCTCATCCATTTCGTATGCCATTTTCATGCAATACTCAACAATGGAATTGTGGTACCTGTCAGGAAGCCCCAGACCTTCGGCCAGATTTCCTACACTTGCAGGGTGACGAGAATAGTAAAGTCGAAGGCCATTGGTAATACTTTCATTGGGAGTGGGGAACAAAGTGACAACCCCGCCATAAATCATGAAAACTTCAGGCTTTGCGTTCCCATAGCCTCCCTGAGAAACTGGAGCTTTGAAGCCGTCAATGTACTCATTGAACTCAGAGAAGCTCAGGCCCCGAATTCGAAAATTGTTATACATCAAAGAGCGCAGGGTGTTCAGGTCAGCTGGAAGTGGATATTCTGCCTGCCCCATGACAATGTCATTAGTTGCGACAGTTTCCATCAACTCTTCATTGTCGATGGAGATCTGAAGCTGAGCGTCATTGATCCAGCGGAAAATGTCTGCGTCAGTTACCTGAACCCCAGCGTCATCGCCAAATGTGCGTCGTACGCGATCCGCTACGTCCTGGACGTTCAAGGTCAATCAGCTCCCCTCGTGAATCATGAATCATGTAGGAGGATTTGTTGTTTCGAATCACAGCTTTCGCCATTTCATGCTGCTCTTGGCGGCGTTCATGATTTATCTTTGCGTTGTAAATCTCCTTCGCACTATTGTAGTTGTCGAGCCAGGTGAGCAAATTGCCGGATCGATTCTTTTGGTCGGCGGCAAAGACAGTAGCCAAAAGGCGCTCATCAGCTTCTTGTGCCGTGCACACGAGATACGGGCGGCCATTTGGTGGAAAACAAACGACACGGAAAGGATCGTCGTTTTCGTTTCTACGGCCTGGGGGAATCCATTGCAGCTGAAGCTTCGAATCGTAATCCTGTAGGATTTCGTTCACCCGTCGCTGCTTTTCGGATATCCAATTCTTTCCATCGTTCGAGGGAAAGTAAATATGACCGTCATCGGTCAAGTCAATTCCTGTCACGAAAAGATCCTTGTGGCTGTGATGAATCCATTGTAGGCAACACCTGCGGTTGCTGCATTTACGGAATAAATTGCGAACTGAGTTCCTGCCGCAGCCTTGAAATAAAAGACACTCTTTGCTGGCTGATTCAGAACGGGCAAAACAGGAATCTTAGAAATCAGTGTTCCACCAAACCTGAAGCCAACATTGTAATTGTCGGCAGCTGCGGGAACACCTTCAGAAAACCAGACTACGCATTCAATCTGGTGAAGCTTTCCAGCAGCATCGGGCGGGGGCTGGTGCGTAGCGATCAAAGTATTTGCACCAGGAGCGACAACAGTCCCTGAGCCGAAACCTGTTTCTCCAACAGGTCCAGTAACTCCCTGAAGCGCGTAAGAACCGTCGCCCAACTTTGCGTAAGCATTCTGCATCATTGTGGACAAAGATTCAGTCGCAGCCATTTTCCTCCAAATACGTTAAAGGGGGCGGACTATGGGGATTGACACCCATAGTCCGCCCCCACAACCGGACGCAAACTTAGTCTAGCTCTCGGTAACGTCCCGCACAATACCGTTAGAGTTTCGACGGTGGCAGCCAAGCTGACGATAGGTGTAAAGAGTTGCGTCATAAGCATCGTAACCAATTACACGCTGCCACTTTGAGCCGTCCCGGTCCATGAAAGACCAGTCACTTTCGCGATAGTACTTCAGAGTCTTTTCATTCAGGAAGTACATCCGGTTCGGCTGGCAATCCAGGTCAGAAATGACCGGAACTTCACCGTTGTCCGTCGTGAACTTGAGGCCCTTGAAGCCACCCTCAAATTCCGTGACATTGCTGTACTCTCGCTGCTGAACAAGCAGGTTAAAGTACGAACGACGAACACCCATAGTCGTCGTGATGAGGGTCGTCTTTCCACCCTGCTGACGAATGTCGTCGATCATCCGAATCATCATAGACTCAGAAAGTGCACGGTTCGTGCCACCATTAGCATTTACAACAGACTTCCACTTCGTCTCGACAGTGGGGTCAATGTTGTAAAGAGTTCCCGTGTCGGAAACAATCTGCTGAAGACCGATCGTCTCACGGTTCAGGTTTCCCTGACGGACGACAATGTCACCATTCGCGCCGGTAGCAATTGCCGCACCATCGAGAACAACTGTCGTGGGAGTTACGGCCGTAACAGTTCGACCGGTAGCACGCTGAGTTGTGCCAGTGGAATCATAAACATCAACCACCATGCCAACTTCCATGTACTGCGTATTTGTGGAAGTGATGGTGTTTGCCGCGTAAGCGGCAGAAGAAGTCATCAGGGCGCCGACAGAAGTTCCGTAAACCTGTCGGTTCATGTCCTTCGCGACATCATCCTGAAGACCAGACATTTCCTGGTCCAGAACAGAAGCAAAAGCCTGACCGTTCGTCTTTGCCAGTTCCATGGTCTGACCGGAAAGTCGGACCGCACCGTAAAGATAAGCCAGGGTGACACGCGCACTTGCGTAGCCCTGATTCTGGGCAGTCGGAAGCTGCTCCATTTCCAGTCGGGCACCAATTCCGTGGTTACGCCGCACGTGAATTGGAAAGACAACGTACTTTCCACCGACTTCGGAAGTTACGCCCTCGGAAGTCTGCTCAAGCCGCTTAGAAGTCGTCAGCTCATTCTGAAGCTGATCCTGAATCTTCGGCTCGTAAATTTCCTTGAGGATGTTTGTTGCAGTAGTAAGAGTTGCCCCCACGGGCCTCCAATTTATGAATTCATTTGCTGCTGAACCATTTGAGCAACAAGATTGCGTCGCTCAACACCGCTCAACTTTCGCGGGTCAATTGCCTGAGAAGGGAGACCCGTTCCTCCGCCAGAATTTCCCATCACCTGGGGGGCAAATGGGCGGGGATTCTGCTGAAGGATGTTGCCGACCAGCTTTTCGTAGCTTTGTGCAGCTTCCTCAAAAGTTGCACCGTTCGCTACCAGCGAAAGAACGTACCTTTCGTCAAAGTTCGGATGCTTTGCCTTCAGACCTTCTATTTCAGCATCAAGCTCAGCATCTGCCCTCTGGGCTTCTTCTCGCTGCTGCTGTCCAAGAATTGTCTGAGCGACTAGATCCAAACCTTCCTGGAGCTGGTCGACACGCGGGTCTTGGAAAGTTGAAGACTCTTCTTCCTCTTCCTCAACTTCCTCGCTTTCGGCCTCATTTCCTCCGAGACCGTAAGCTTCGGCGAGTGCAGAATAGACAGCCTGCGGATTGGTATTCAGCTGATACATAAGCTGATACCCCTGAGCCAAATCTTCAGCGGAAATGCCGTGGTCGACAAAATCCTTGTAACCCTCGTAAGACTTCAGCTGCTCATTAGCACTTTCAATTCGCTTCTGAGCTGCCTGGTCCCACTGCTGAAAATGCGGCGTCAGAACTCCATGAAACTGTTCTGGAATTGCACTCAGAGCTTCACCCCAAGCCGGATTTAGCCCTGGAGAACTTTCGTTTCCACCATCAACGTCAGTTCCCTGTACCGATCCGTCATCAATCGGTGTAGCCACTTTTCCCCTTTTCCGGCCCGTACCTCTAAAAGAGGCCCTAGACCCATTTACAAGTTACTGCGGATGCTCCAGCTCGACAAGGGCACCTGAATTGCCATCGCAAGCAATGGCACCATTTGCCCACATCATTGCTTCTCGAATCCTTTCGATGCAAATCCTACGCGCGTCGCTGGGGGGAACATTGTCAATCACCCAGTGAGCGAGATTTGCAAAGTTGCTTCGAGTCGCGTTGTGAATCTCTGCGGTTATATCAGTCGCAGGGTGAAACCCGAAGTCGTTCGTGACCTTTTCGTGCGACTGATTCATTCTACTTCTCCGGCTTCTTTCCGCTCATGGCCTGAAGTCGACGCTTTGCAGCCTCAGACTTCACCTGACGAGTTTTGTCTCCCGTGGCATTCTTGTTCTTGTTCATCCACGGTGGAAGCTTCTTCTCAGGAATCTGTGCCACTGGTTTACCTTTCTCGTAAACTTCTTTAAGAAGCGGCTGGTGGGAAACTTTCATGCCGTAGAAGTCGGCTGCTGACTAGAAATTGTCGTCTTGTCGTCAATCGACCTGAGAGCGAAAATCATGTCGTTGACAGTCATTTCATTCAGCTTTGCAGTGGTGTAATAGCCTGCATTTGCTGCTGCCAGTCGAGTGCGCATTGCCGAAACGGAACTGTAATTTACCGGAGTCGTCAGACCGGAACCAGTTCCACCCATTCCATCAACAGCCTTGAGGGAATTGGTGAAATTAGTACGGGGTGCGCCCATCTGGGAATCTGCCATTTAAATCATCCCATCGGTGGAATTTGTTCTTGCGGTGCGCCTTCTTCTGGAGCCATTCCTTGCTCTGGAGGCATTTGACTCGGATCGCCTCCAGCGACAATTGCCTGAAGCATTTCATCAGGGGCCTGGCCTTGTTCCATTCCACCTGATGTTACCGCATTCTGGCCGTCCTGGGGAGCAGGCTGACCAGGAATCATTCCGAGCGCCATCATGTGCTGATTGACATGCTGCTCGAAAAGATTCTTCGTTTCCTGGGGAAGCTGCTCATACTCCTGAGACTTTCGATAAGTGTTGTGCACCTGAATGTGAGCCTGGTGTGCATCGAAAGAATTGACAGGAACAATGAGCGGCGGTTCTGTGGGATTTCCTGCCATGTCGACAAGTGGCTGACCAGACTTCGGGTCAACAAGTCCCAGTTCAGGATTCGGTTCGCCAGTGATAGGATCTTTTGCAACAAAAGTTGCTGCGTACTGAGAAATCTGTTCCTGAGTTACGGACGCCATTCGCATATTCTCGCGAGAAGCCTGCGCAAAGTCCACACGAATTTCATCGTACAGCCTACTTACGCCACCCATGTCCATAAGCTCAAGGCCCTTTTCCGGGGGAATGAAGCCCTGAGTCATCATGTCCATCAAGAAAGCTTGCTTGGCAGCCTTAGAAGTAGGAAGTGCAGAACCAGCTTCGACCCGAAGGTCAGTATTTTCGCGAAGATCTGCACCCTGAAAACTCATAACATTGAAAGTTCCGTCCTTGCCGGTAACTTTCACCTGTCGCGGAGTATCCCAATACTGCTTGACGTAACAAAGCGTCTGATAGCCAATCTTCTCAAACGCCTCTTCAATGCCCTGATAAGTCGTTGAGAGCATTGATTCGTCCTGCTCCTGCAAAAAGTTAATTGCAGTTGCAGCGGTTACGCCAGAAGGAACCTGACCCTTGGAAACCTGATGCTGGCCCGAAATATCTTCGAAGTCCATCAAAAGTCGATCCAGCTCCTGCAAAACATATGGTGGCATGTTTTGCATCGGCATGGGAGTCGGCTCAGGATAACCAAGATTGTACTGAATCACCTGACCGGGTTCAGTTGTAATCTTTGACGCGTCGATGGAACCCTTTGCCGCAAGAAGTCGCTCATGGGCCATAGCATTCTTGTTTTCAGTGATCTGGCCTCGTGTGCGATTGTATTCGCGCTGAATCGCAACAAGGTCAGTCACAACGCTGTCGGCGTAAAAGCGACCGGATGGAATGTGAGGGATCTTTGTATATGGGTACTGCTGATGAATGTACGGATTTCCCTCTACGTACTGAACAAGCTGATCGCCAATGATGGTAAACATTCCACCATTGGGCATGAATTCTACATTGCCGGGCTTAACCCAAACTTCATAGCACATGACAGAATCGCGCTTGAATTCACCGGCGCCAACAAGATTCAAGAAGCTGTCACTTAGAATGTCGGACGCTTCCATTGTGTTCGGTTCGACTTTCATGCCATACCGAAGCTTAATCCACTCAGGGGAGCGCGTCTGAATCTGAATGACATAGGGCTGATCTTCTATGTCTTCCTGCATCATATCCGGCACGAAAAGGTGGAAGGGGGTCACCATTTCGTAGCAGAAATCCCCGTCAGGGGGATTTTCAGCAGGCAGACCCATCTGCTGAGCCATTGCCTGAACTTCAGGAGGAAGAGGCTGCCACTGCTTTGACTTCTTGGTTGGGTCCCAATAAGTCTTGATGAAACCTGTGCCAGTCGTCAAAGTCCAAAGAATTGTCTGACGGAACTTGGCGTGAATTTTCTGCTGCCTGTAGACGGAATCCCAGATCTGCTCACCAGCCTGAGCGGCTGAAAGATCCTTGTCTTCATTCGTAGCGGGAACAACTGTTGCGCTCGGCTTCTGAGCAGTCAGTCGAGATATCTCTGTACGAATGATAGGGCGGATACGATTAATAACAGGCCGAGCACGAAAGTAGGGAGCAGGTGGAATGTAAAGACGAACGCCAACACCGCTACCATTAGAATTCGAAGTAGGTAGAAGCTGAACATTTTGCTTCCCCGCGTAGAAAGCGAGATTCAGATACCACTGACGTTCAACTTGCTGACGAATTGTGCGGCACCGGAGGTGAGCATTCTTCGTCCACGAAATGACACGATTGGCAAAGTCCGCATCTTTTGAGCGACTCGCAAGCTGAGAAAGTTGCTCCTGAGAATACGGCTCAATGTTCCCTCCGGGGACAACCGAAGATGTTGCCATTCACCTCCTTTTTAAAGTTATCGGTTGAAACCGAATTCCGTCATGAAGTCAGGGTCATCCTGATTGTAGGCCATGTTAGGGTTCAGGCCCATCTTCTCGTAACGCTTGGCGAGAGAAACTGCCAAAGCCTCATCGTCAAGAATTGGCGCTTCCTCGACGGGTTCGCTTCGGCTTGTTTCCTTCGTCGTCCACTGAAGCCTCTGAAAAGTCTCCAGATTCTTCGACGCCAGAAGATTCGCTGTCGTCGTCAGAACTTCCCTCTGATCCTTCAGAATCTTCGACAACCACCGCGTCAGGTATATTGTCGTTGCTGATGAGATCAGAGTTATCACAATGACAGTTACGGAGAAGTATGCGGGCTGCATTTACCTGCTCCTGAAGTCGTTCAATTTCGAGATTCGCATTTCCGTAATTCAGGAGAGCCTTTTCGTACTGACCAAAAAGCTTATTGTAATTGCCATAAGTGGCAAAACCCATCATCTTTGCAACTTCAGCGAGACAGAAAGTGCAGAGGTAAAAGACGCCAAACCAATCCTGCGTCTTGCCAAAGTCCGCGAACTGTCGACCGTCCCCGCCCGAACTTCCGCAAACAACACAGATGCCAGGATTCAGGACCGGCTCATTTGTGATACGAAAACGTGACTGAGGGAATTCCTCAGCCACCTTTTCGACATCGACTCTTTCGATGTTAGTTACGTCCACTTCGTGGAATCACTTTCCTCAGTTGAATCAGACTCAGTCGTGACAGCTTCGTCGGAAACTTCGCTTCCTTCCGGTGCTTCCGAACTCTCTTCCTCTGCATCTTCGACAACCACGAGATTTTCTTCCTCGTTGGAATCGGAGTAGACTCCATTGTTTTCCTCATCCTGAACAGTTCCCGCATCCTCATCCGGCCTTCCGGAATCTACAGGAATGTCATTCGGGTTCTCATCGGCAAAATGTACCGACTGATAGTTTGAGGGAACAGTTCCCGTGCGCTCCTGAACCTGCGGAGTCCAATCCGGGTAAGTCCGCTCAACAATAACTTCTCGCGCCTCTCGACCTTCTACGCGCGCTGCACGGTCTTCGTGCTGCTGCTTTTCAAGACGCTCAAGATTCTCATTGTTAGCAGCATCACCGAGAGTCGGATTGTTCCAGATCTCCGGATCGAGGTCAGTCATTTTCCTCCGTCTTTTTGATTTGCCGTGTACCTACGGGATGATGCTGACAATCACAGCCATTACAATCCGCGTGCCAACTTGGAAGGTTATTGTCAGCAGCATTTGCGCAATGTCTACATATCATCGTTTAGAACAACCCGCCAACCATTGTCACGATCAGACAAAACCCTGGGATTCAAATTAGGGTCAGTGTTCCAAGAACCATGCCCAGGAAGTTTCGCTGACGATCCTCCAATTGCTGGAAGTGGAGACTTCTCCGGCAAGTTTATCGTTTGCTTCAATTCTGGCATGAAGCTAAAGAAGTACCTGCATTCATCACATGCGTGATCATCCTTTTTGTGGATTTGGTCATATGGATTGTTCTGTGATGCTTGCTTTTTTGACGCCCAAGTTTTCCAACGAAGGCGACTAATTTCACGAATCAGGTTAGCGCAGTTACGCGTTATGCGCCAGGAGGGTGTTCCGTCTTCTCTAAGGGCAAGGTACTGATTAACTTTTGCCACCCCAGTGAGTACATCGTTATTTCCCAGGACAAACCCAATGCCCCGTATTGCATACTCAGTTTGAATTGACGTGCCAGTGACAGCCTGCTTTTGGGCGAGAGCCGGGTCACAAATGTTGACATCTGGAATTCGATTGTGGGCAGCATTCTTCGCATGAATGACTGCCGCGTGGTATTCAATGATACGTCCACTTTCGTAGTGCTCATCGAAAGTTATGACCTCGTTGTCTTGATTGACGGCGTGCCAATGCACTGCCGTTGGATTGTTGAAGCCGTGGTCAAGAGACATGTAGTGCTTGTAATTTCGCCCCTTAAATTCAAGGGGATCAATTTCGTCAATGACATGAATCTTGGGATTGAAAGCCTTGTAGACAAGTCCACCCATCTGGACAAACTTGCCCTTACCTCGCGCATCAGCTTCATCTTCTGAAAGCGAATCAAGGAATTCTTTCACCTCGGTTTGATCGAGGTGGGGATTCTCGGCCATATCGACCTCTGTAATGTCGATATTCTTGTCGCCAAGGATTCCCTTTTCATAGATTACATCATAGATCCACGTCATACCTTCGACGGGAGTCATCGTGATCCATGCATGACCTTTTCGGTCGATGAGTCGAGCCATATTTTCTGTGTAAATTGTTTCGGGCGGCTCTTCGTCAAAATGGACAAAATCCCGTGACGTTCCCGCAAATTTGTCCAAGTCTTGGTCGTATGACATGAGTTCAACGAAAGAACCATTTTCAAGATAAAGTGTTCTCGTAGATGCTTCGTAAGCAGAGAACCAAGAGCCCCCTCGGAGTTGAGATGGTGGAAGCCATTGCTTGAGCTGAGGCTTGATGATTTTTTCAATTCCATTGAGAAAGTCAACCGAGATGATTCGTCCGGCAATTGGTCGATCCGGAATTCGCTGGAAAGGATGACTCCGGGTGAGCCACCAAATATCTTCAACGATACCTCCCGTAGTTTTGCCGGACCGGTTTCCTCCAATATAAAGACGAATTCGCTTGGCGGAGTTATGAAACTTCTTCTGCTTTGCGTGAGGAACGTACGAATTGATATCTGGAAAATCTGCAACTCTTGCAAGGTTTTCTCCGAGGTCTCGAAATGCATCCTGAATGTTGGCGATCTTCTTTTGCCTAGGCGGCATGACCTCCTTTTTAAAGTTCGTAGTTCAGATGATGGATCAGGTCTTTGCGCGCTCGATTCTTAGTCCATCCATGACCGCATCGAGTTCCTTCGCTAGCTTCAGCCAAATAACCATTGAAATATTGCCTAACGGCCCGAAAGTTTTTCCTACCCAATTGGTACTTCAAATACTCTAGACCTCGTCGATACCTTTTATGCTTCAAATCCATAAACAGCCCAACAGGGTAAATTTCTACATCATACATGGATTCCCCAATTCAGTTCGAAAACTTTAAACTTGCTACATTTTGCGGGGGGCCCTACCTCCGGAATACGGCAGGCACTACCGGGCAGGCCCCCTCCGCTCCTGCGTCGCTCCAGAAACCTGCCCGGCAGTTCCAGCCTACATTCCTGCGGCCCCCGCAAAACTCCGCAAGTTCAAACTTTTCTCACACTGCCGTGTACCTTGCTGTTCCGACAGCATATTGTACGCCGGTCAAATAGACCCGGTTAAAGTCGGCAGTTCCGCCAAAAGCTCGGATGCTAGAAGTGTTGAAGTCGTCCTGAAGGAAAAGTCGGACACCCTGATAAATGTTCAGGTTCGTGTCGACGGTTCCTACTGAAACAGGAGAATGTCCCAGCATGTAACCCCCGCCTTCTCGTGGGCTAAGTCCAATAGGCAGGGTTTTGAAAAGCTGGTACGAAACATTTCTCGAGATGTTTCCGGAGGTTGGCCCGATGATTCCTCGCCAGTAGCACTGACCTCTATTGTCGAGAGCTATTTGGAAAGGTGCGGCTGGAACGGGATTCAAAGTCCAGCCGGTAATGTCCATGCATGTATTGGGAACTGTCACCCAGGGGGAAATGGCATCCTGGATGGGTCGCCAATGCCAACCCCAGTTCGCATCTTTACATGCGAGCAGATAGATTGACTGGGTGTCGCTCTTGTAAAACCTGTCGCCGACATTATAATTCCCGGCTGTTGGTAGACTTGTGCCAGCAGGGGCGGCGGGAATGTCGGCTAGCTTGTCCCAGTTCGCATTGAGCCAAGTTTCAAAGTTGGCCATGCTGTCATTTGGGTCTGCCATATTGAATCCATAGTTTGGCGTGACCGGCATTAGTACCACCACCAAACTTGGTCAACCATAACAAAGTTGCCGCCACCAGCGCCGCCCATATATTGCACTGATAGGCGGACGTAAGTATTTCCCACTGGCTGCTCAACTTTAATGAGCCCACCCTGCGCAACAGAAGTACTTGACCCTGTATTCAGGGAAATAGCACAGGGATTGTAGTGAATGTTTCCGATCGGCTGCATTGATGCTGGAGGAGAGCCAGCGGCATCCGAATTGAGCAGAAAGAAAGATCCCATGGGCCAGGCGCTTGCAGCGGCGTCATACTGAAAACCGCCAGTACATTCCACCATTCGATAAAGTGGATTGTTTCGCCACTTTGGGGTGAATCCTGTCCTGGGTGCTCGTGCTACAGCTACAGGAAAGTTAGTCCACGCCGACCAACCCTCTGAAATGTTCTGAGGAGCGATGAGTGACGAAGTGCCGCGAACGCAGAATTCAAAAGAGCCGTTGAAATGCTCTTGGCCTGTTTCTACGTTCGTCATGGTCCCACCTTTCATATAAGGCGTTAGTTTCGCCTCAATGTGGTCCCAGTTTGCATTTATCTGTGCAGCTTCATCAACAAGTGGATCATTCGGGGCCGGCGGTGCAATCTTGTTAAAGTTCAAGTATGCCATGTTTCACCCCGTAACACCTGCATCGTATTTGATCCCAGTGAATTCAATGCGGCTTTCACCGGACCCGACAGTAGGATTTGACCCGTACCTTCGAATTTCCATCCTGCCAAGTTCGTTGAGAAAGACGCGCGCAATGCTGTAATTTGTGGAAGTGTTGCCACACCACACGTTAAAGTATTGCGATCGAGCGGGCCGGAATGCGGATGGAATTCCACCGTCAGGAATGACAACAACTGTCGTGCTTACGGGAATAGTGTCGCCGTCATTTAGCTGAATTGCCCCGATCCACTCAATTTCACGCTTTGTCGCTCCGGAGATGACTTTGTTCTCCCGAACGAAAAATGGAAGGTTGGGATATTCTTTGTACCCGCCAGTCAGCCAAGATTTCCCGCTAGTCCAACTGTTGACAGGGCTAGAAGGGCTCTGCCAAAAGAAGCGGCCGGACTGAAAGTATGTCATGACACTGTTCGAATAGGACTTGTAAAACTTTGGCCTATCGACAGAGCCGGTAACATTTGGGACGGGGTCCGTGACGTATTCATATTCCATCAGCCGCTTTGCAGCAGTGTCAAGAATTTCCCAATTCCTGTTGAGCTGGGTGTTTACGTCGACGAATTCCGTCGTAGCGGGTTTATACAAATCAAGGTTAGCTGTGAGATCTCCCACTTTCCCTACTTCTTGGGGATCTGAAGCTTGATGTTCGGCTCAAAGTGAATGAGCTTCTGATTCACCTCAACAATTTCAAGCCAACGTCGGCCGTCGCCGAGGTGCTTTTCAGCAAGCCCCCAAAGAGTGTCACCATTCTTTGTGGTTATAACTTTCATCGACGGAAGCGTGGGCGTGGGATTTGCGGGTCGCTGAGGAAGTGGCTTCTTCGGCTTGGGGCCTTCTTCAATTGCCTGCTCGACGTGGTTCCTGAAACGGGCTACGTCGAAAAGCTTTCCGCTAGACTTTCCGGGGTCCCACTTTCCCTGCTGCCATTCGCCGTGAGCGAAAGCACTTTCCGCCTTCCAATTATGGAAAGTGCAGATGGCAGCATTCAGGCGTACGGCAGTATGATAAAGCTTCGGGTACTCAGTTTCCGGGTTGGAAAGACCGTCATACATCCATTCCCAACCGTAGAAAGCACGGTTCCCGTCGGTGTCAGCCTTTCCAGGCTTCAGGACACCCTTATAGTTCTCAGCCTTAACCTTTGCGAGAACATTTCCGTCGCCAAGTCCGGCGTGATTGCACCGTCCCCAGCCATTGAGAAGAACCTTTCCAGTGGTGGTAATTCCACCATGGCAAAGTGGGCCAGGGAGACTTGCGTACCCCCGCCAAAGAACATCCCGACCGGCCTTGTTGTCCTTGCCGCCCGTGTGGTGATTCAGAGAGCCGTGAACTTCCCCCCACGCTCCGCGTGAATTACGATTGTGCTCAAACCACTTTACGTCGCCGCGCGAGTTATCCTCAGTGGGAATGTCCCACTCGTCGAGAATCTTCAAAAACTGCTTGTGACTCATAGGTGCAGACATTTATTTCAGCCTCCAGTGGGCGGAGCCGGGGGAGTGGTGGGAACTTCTACTTCTTCACCGGGTTCCGGCTCAGGTGTCGGGACAACCTTCGTGTTGAGGAAAACTTCAACCTCTTCGGCGAGAACAAAGTCGGCCGTGTCGGTCTTGTCGTCCCAACCGAATTCATTCAGAAGGTCTGCAAGCTTTTGGAGGAAAGTCATCACACCTGCCTAAAGTTAACGAACTTCGAGAGAAGTGTCACAAGGTCATTCACGGTAGGCGCAGCTGGAATTGTCCACTCGGCGCGAGTCTTTCCAAGATTCACCGGGTCCATTTCCAGCTTGCCTATCTTTGGCGAGGTTACACCGTCGTGAATGTGGTTACCAGGGCTGGACTGATTTCGCCCAGGACCCAAAGTATGGTGCAAACTTTGCTGGCTACTGTCGGCGTCACTGTTAAAATGCGCTCGGTTACTTTCTTCTGCCGAGGGAACATTTCCGCCAGCATAGTCTTTTGCTGCTGAGTAAACCTGACCAAAATCGTCAGGCTTTGTTACCGGGGCGGGATTGATTTCACTACCCGGCTTAATGTTCAGCTTCGTGGGTTTGAGTTCCCTGCCAATTCCTTCAGCCATCAGTCATTTCCTCAAACTTCGGAGGGGCTGGAACCTGCGGAGCTATTTGCGCCTGACCTGCAATTGTTTGCATTCTGTAGCTCTGCGCGCCAGCCAGCATGTTATTTGAAAGTCCAGTCGACAAACTTTCAGCCGATGCCGCCTGACTCAAATCCATGGCTAGATTGTGCAGAATGATCGGGTCCTTCACGTACTTCTGAATGATCTCAATAAAGGTGTGAAGGATTCGTCGCACGTCGACCTGAGCTTCCTCGTTAGGTCGATACCTTCCGGTCACTTCGTAATAAGTTTTGACAGCTGCGACATTTCCATTGCGCACACCTTTCATGAGACCCTTGTGAGCCTCATGCATTTGGTGTTCCAGCATAAGTTCACTGCGCTGCCGAAGGTAGTCGGCAAAGTTTTGATCCTGAAGCCACATAGACCACTGTCGACTAGAAATACCCATGTCGCGCAGTTTCTTTTCGTCGCTCCTGCGATCAATCAGATCTGTCATCACCGCAGCAGCATGCATTTGCTCAGGGGTGAAACAATCTTCAGCCGCGGGGAACATGATTCCACGAACTTTGAAGCTCTTCTGAACAAGTGGGTTAGCTTTGAAAGCTGTGAGAGTTTCTTCAGGCAAATTGTAACGAGCATTGATTTGGGCGTCGGTTGGAGCGCCACCAGTTGAAGCGCAAAACCTTTCGATGAAGTGAATCAGGTCAAGATCTACGTCAGTCAAAGTTGCAACTTCGCTCACCAGCGACCTCGCTTCTGAATTTCAGCGTGCAGGTTTTCAACTTCCTGGAAGTGCTCCTTCTCAGGCACCGTGAAATACCGCGTCGCTACTGCGATGAAAGTTGTTGCCAGGTACCCAAGGATATGCGCGAAGTCAATGTTTCCCATGCGCCAATCCTGGAAGACCTGCAAAGCTACCGCGATGAGAAACGCATTGATGACAGGGTTTCGCCGAACGGATACCCAAAAGTTTTTTAGCAGCTTCACAATTGTTGCCTCAACTTTCTAGTGAAAACGGTTGTCAATAAGACGGGGCTGGGGGCCGGAAATCCATGATCACCCCCTAGGATGCCCCTTCCTGGCGTTTGACGGTACCTCTCGCGCCCTTGACCCCCTCTTAGGCACTTACCTTCAGCCTCAGCCTGACAGGTCCTTAGAGAGCCGTACAGAGCCTCACCCCCTGGGGGCTGCTCCCAAACTTTCAAAAGTTTCTGACCAATTGTTGTCGATCAACTTTACTTCGAGCAATGCCTCAAATACCTGCTGTGGCATCTTGTTCACAATGTTTTCTTCGTACTTCTGCACCATGTCAGGGTGCACGCAAAAAGCCACAGCGAATTGAACTGGGGAAGTCCAGTAGCCGCTCCGCCATCTTTCAAAGATAACGTGGCCAGGCAGGGAACTTCCGTGGCGCTCCAACTTGTGAGGATTGAAACGCTCTTTCGTCGCGATGCGCGATGCCTTTTGAAAGACCTCGTATCTATGCGAAACCGCAGCGAGATTGATGTTCAAAGCTTCCGCTGTCCACTTTTGAAGTGCAGGGTTCAGCTTGCTATAAGTTCCCTGCTCTACGCGGGAAATGTACTGGCGACTTAGGCCCAATCTTTTAGCCAAAGCCGGCCCGCTCATACTTTGCGCAAGTCTTGCGTCGGCAACTGGATTAGCGAATCTTCCAGCAAAACTTCCCAAGGGCCTCCTTTTTAAGTTCCGTGAGTGGCCTTTTTGGGTTTGGGGTTACTGTGTTCTAATTTTACGTCGGTACCTGTTGGTTGACAACTGTAGAGAGAAAAAGTGAAAAAATTCCTGGTCGGGGCGACCCTTGCAACTTTCGTCGCTTGGGTGCCTGTAACAGTTGGTTTTGTTTTCGGTATTTACCTCGTCGAACACTTTGATTTCGAGGCCCTAAAGTTTGAGGCGTACTTTTGGTTTTTGATGGTCTACGGGGCGGCGGAATGGTTGACAAGCTTTTTTGGGTGAACTGGGGCTAGGGAACCAGAAAAAGGAAACGCGAGTGGAAATCAGGACAACATTAATCCCCCTGGCAAACTTTCCCTTGTAAGTCACCAAGGCGAAAGTTGGGGGAGATCATGTACGCGGGAACAATCGCAGTCATCATCGCGGGTCTGATTGGTCTGCTGGCCATGGCTTTCGGTGTTGAGGGTGACGAGCCGATGGGCGCGGACATTGTTCCCGTTGTCATTCCTCCGATGCCGAACTACGCGCCGCTCAGTGAAGTCACGTGGGAAGACTTTCACGCCGACGCGTACCAGGAATACGCCGACGCTTTCGATGACTATTTCAACGCCATCGAATACAAGCGTGCGAAGAATGGCGCGTCGATGGTTCGTCGCCCCGGTGACAAGTCGTTCCGTTTCGTGAAGAAGGGTAAGTGATCAAAGTGAAGAAGTTCATCGGAGCCATCGCGTTTCTGGACAGTGAGAAGGAGGATCGGCGTACGGCAGTCATGACTTTCGAGATCATGACGGACTGGTTTCAGTCGGTGCTCGAATTCCACCGTCAGGCAGTAAAGCTGGGGGACTTTGACGGAACGGAGATTCTCGTCAACGTCTACGAGTACAGCGGAACGCACAAGCCTTTCGAGGGCGTTCACCCGTACATGTTCGACTCGCAGGATCTGATTCATTCTGAATCGATCCGAAACCCGTACCACGTCTGAGAAAGTGCGGGGCCAGTCTTCGGATTGGTCCCCACTTTTTTTGTCGGCGGCTGGAAAAGCGGGTGGAAGTTTGGGGCCTAGGCGTCCAGTCGCTAATGTTCTGGATGTAGGTCAGCGGCTCCGGTCCAGCGGCGGTTAGATTCCGTGCGCAGATTGGGCACCAAGGCGGGGAATTGTTTTCCCTAGAGCGTGCGAATGTCGCCCGGCAAAACTTTGAGAACTAAACATCGGGATTCACCCGAAAGTCTTCAACGCTGGGAAGCGTGGGCGACTTTCCGCGATAGAACATTGTGAGTCGAAACTCTTCCGACCATCCGTTTCAGCAGGCGCGAAATTGCCTTCCCTGGGAAGTTTGTACTCCCATACCGCATAAGTGCGAACCACTGAACAATGGTCCGTCGGAATAAGTCGACTCCACTAGCCAAGAATATGAGCGCCACCTTTAGGTGTGACTCATGTTCAACGCTTGACAAGTGATCCATAAGCATTCGCTTAGCGCGATGCGGCTTTGGGCATAACCGTGAACGGTCAAACCGGACACGAAAAATTCGCCCCTTCCGAGGGGTGAGTTATGCCCATTGCCGCTTCAAGGGCTGATAGACTTCCCTTGGGAAGCGATAAGGCAACACCCAACCGAAAGGATCACATCATGGCCAGCATGACGTTCGAAGAGGCGCTTGAGGTCGTCAAGGGTATGGGTATCCCTGACGCGGGACTTAAGCCGCTCCAGGACAAGTGGGCCGAGACCGAAAAGATGATCCTGCTCAACAATGAGCGGATCGTGAAGATCAACGCGGCAAAGGCGCAGGACCCGACAAAGCCCGGTTACGCGGATGAGCTGGACAAGCTTTGGGCGGTGCACGCTCCGCAGGACTCCGAAATGTCGGAGAAGGAGAAGGAATACCAGGCCATCACCGCAAAGGCCGAGAAGCTTCTGAAGGAACTGCGGGAATTCGCCAAGACCAAGGTGACCCCGCCGCTTTCGGAGAAGGAGAATGCTGATCTCCGAAAGGCCGTCAACGACGGAAAGCCCGCCATCGATTCCGCGCGTGAGGGAATCAAGGCAATGGCAACAATGGTCGATGGCATTCTCACTGCCGCAGGAAAGCCGATTGAGGGTGGACTTGTTTCGCTTCTCCCGGAAGCTGACTCTCTGAAGAGTCTTCGGGGCCGAAAGGCTTCGGGTGGAAGTAGCACGTCCTACATGACGCGCATCGGTGATGGAATGGTCAACGGCACTTCCATCGCAAAGGATGGCAAGGCCAATTTCCACGCGGTGGCTGACAAGGTTTCGGAACTGTTCGGGGCCGGTCAGTTCCCCGCCAACAAGGTCACGGGTGAAGAAGTCGAAACCGAGTTTTACAAGGCGATCGGTAAGGACTTCCGGTCGATGAAGACCGTGAAGACTCCGGATGCGCCGCAGGTTTCGGAGTTCGATTTCACCAAGGAAGTCACCACGGGTGAGAACACGACGGAAACCCGTACGGTGAAGATCTCAATTGTTGCGAAGGAGTCGGAGGCGAAGACGGAAAGCGAGAAGCCTGCCGACAACAAGAGTGACAACACCCCGGCCGTGAAGAATGAGGGTGAGACCGAGAAGGTGGACGCCGAGAAGGTTCCCGCTCAGGAAGTTCCCGCCCCGGCAAAGAAGGCGACGGCCGCAAAGCCCGCCAACAAGTAAAACCCGCTAGACCAAATTACCCTCGGTCAAATGGCCGGGGGTTTTTTGGGTAGAAGCCAAAGACGAAAGGAAGCAACAAGTGAAGTACTTGGTATGCAGCAAGTGTGACAACGTAGATGTTGAAGAAGATTCCGGCCCATACAATGGCGGGCCATGCGGGAATCCGAAATGCACCGGAACTTACCAGCCGATGAAAGACTGAAAGGTCAGACCCAACCCCCTCAATTGAGGGGGTTTTTTTTGTGCCTATTTTCTGGCGGCCGACCCCCTAGGGTGAGAGGTCTTCCGGAGTGGAATTTCCGCCGGTCGACGCCTATAGGTGAGAGGGTTCGCAAACAACCAAACTTTGAGCGAACAAGTGAACTTTGCTTTGACCTCAAAAGTTTTGGCCTCACGAACTTTCCAAAAGTTGAATGGGGCCAAACGGGTGAACTACTCCGTATGGGTACTGTTGGGGCACCCGGGGACTGTTGGGGTAAATCGGACAACTCACCCTGTTTATAACCAACCGGGACCTCACAGCCAGACCGACTGAAAGGAGTGTCGGCTGACTGTGAGTCCCATGACTTTTGCACAAAATAGGCCCCTGACCTGCGGCTTTTTCAGCGTTGCATATAGACTTGCAGATCTGTAGAATCTGATTGACACATCCTGAGGATCTGCAAAAGCGGACATACCGGGCGGGGGCCCATAGTCCTGAGACTTTAGGGCTAACTTTCAAAAGATTGGAGGATACGTGAATCTTAGCGAGAAAAAGAAAGTCAAGGCTTCTAACCAAAGTCTTGTGTACGGCGTGTTTGGCGAAGACGAAAAGCTTACCGTTCGAGAAGTTGCCGAACGCGTGAACTTGGGTCTCCGCGAGAATGGCCCGCACGAAAGAATCAGTGAAGCCACTGTTCGACGTGCGGTGAGTGATCTGGAGAAGTTGGGTTCACTCAAAAGTTATGGGAGGCAGAACAATGCTTTCCTGTACGGCAAGCCGACAGCTGCATTGTTTGACAGCGACCGGAAATTGATCCCTTACGCGGGTGAATTGAAGGACGTTGAAGATTTCATTCGCATCATCACTAACCCCAAAGAACGGCCTTTCACGCGCAACACGGCCGTGATGGGGGAGAAGATGCAGCACAATGTGCGCCGACAATTGGCGTATGTTGTGATGAGTTCCATCGACGCTGGCTTTTCTCAGCAAGTTCGTGACGTGAATACCACGCTGCACAAGCTTGTTGAGGACTTGGCGTATGTTCACAGCGTGCTGGAAGGTTTCTTGAATAGTCCCGTTTGGTACCCGCAATATCGGGACCAGATGGCTGTGGCCGTTCGGGAAATGCAGAAGAACGACCCGGAACTTTTCCAGTTGGCGCTGGACTACATCAAGAGCGGGGAATGACACTCTTTGCGAGAGTACGCAAAGTCCCACATGAACAACTAAAACTTCCCAATCTCTAGCCAAGGCTTTCGTGGCCGAAAGTTTTTGGCTAGGGTGAAGGATCGCACCACCACCAAAAAATAACTCACACAAGGGTGGCAACAGTGCACGAAGTATCAATTCCCGCGACGATTAATGACCATGACGCGCTCAATGGTCATTCTTCTCGCATCAATTGGCCGAACAGTCTTCACCCGGTCACTTTGAAGGTTCACTTCCACCTGTGCGAACTTCTTCACGCGTGGAACGCGTACCCCTTCAAGCGGGTGGAAAGCTTTGGCATCGCCGCTATCGACGAATGGTCGGAGCGAATGGGCCAGACGCGATTCAGCTTCACCTCTGAGGAAAGTCTGACCGACTTCCTTGACTTGTATGGTCTCGATGACTTTGAACTGAAGCGGTCGGGGCCGAACAATGGCACGGACTTTTGGTGGCTGACTCTCACCAACAAGTTCGCACGCGAGGACGTGAATGAATTCCTCAAGGTCTATGCCGCGTGCATGAACAACCTTGCTGTAATCAATGACGAAAGGCTCCGCGCCATTCGCACTGACGGCGGCAAGGTTGGCTTCATTTGCGTTGACCATTTCTCAGCGCGTGAAGCTGCGGAACTTATCCGCATCAAGCAGGCGCGCATGATTCTGGGGAAAGGCTTCAAGAACAATGAGAGCTGAGCAGAATGACACGGGGCAAGCATCGCCGGAAGAAAGTTCGGGCGAACTTCAGCTTTCAAGTACCGAGTTTCATGCTGCGCAAACCGAAGAAGGCAAGAAGCTTTTTCACCGCGCTCAAAGGCTCTCGGACTTTTTCGATTGTGTTGCTATTGGTCGCCGTGCTGTTCGGCACGAGTCTAATAGTGATTTCACTCAAAGGGATTAGCGTTAGCGTGAAAATCAAAACCCCCTAGGCGGTGAAAGGGCGGGGCCCGGACTTTGACCGGAATTTCGGGCCCCGGCTTTGACCGAATGAGGGAGGGAAAAGAAAATGAACGAGTCGGCGCAGGAAATGGAACGAAAGCTTTTGTTCCATGAGCGAAAGATGAATGACCCTGGGTATCCAAAGTATTGGCGAGAAAGGTGCAGGGTAATGTACTGGCACTACCTTGAGCTTCTGACGAAACCAGAGGGCAAGTGACAATTCGTCTCGTCAAGTTCAACGAAGTTCCCACATGGTGGTGCTTCACTTGTGGCGACAGTGGTCTCATCGAACATTTCAGAGCCGATGAAACCTTGCTCCGCTACGAGAAATGTGACTGCAAGCAGCCGCTTATTTGGAAGCCTTTCACGCGAGAAGTGTGGAAGCTTTCAGATGTCGAGCGCATCGCCGAGCGACGCAAAAAGATCTACTGCCCGTTCTAAGGAAGGTAACAAGTGACAACCAACAAGGTCATGGAAATGATCAACGCCATCTTTGACGGAAAGCCGTACAGGATGGAGGTCAATTCCGCTGACGACAACTTCGAGAACATGGAAGTTCGATTCAGGTCGGACAATGTCGTTTTCGTCGAAAAGGGGGGAGCTTTCGTTTGCACCGTCAATGACCCCCGTATCGCACGTGAAATTGCTGCGGCACTTGTCACATGGGCGAACAGGCAGGAAAGCAGCAAGAGTAGCGGCGTTCACATTTTGGTGAGCGCGCCGATCGCCCAGGACCCCGTGAACAATTCACGTGAATCCTGGTACACGCGCACCGTCCGAATGATGACGGACGACACTATCCAGCGAAACATGAAGGACCTCCAGAGTATCGAAGCTTCTCTTGCGAGCAATCGCAATGAGACGCCGGAACTGGAGGATGTTCGTGCCGCGATTTCCATTTGCCACGCCGAACTTCGCCGACGCAAGGAAACTCGCGCAACAACTTCACTCCGCGCGACCGAGCGAGTTAGCGGTCCCCCTGTTTCACCGGCAAAGGCTTACGGTTCCAATGAGCCGGGCAATCCTCACCCCGGAACTTTCCACGGCACTCAGATTTGCGCTGCTTGCCGAAATCTTGACAAGAACCCCGGCGAGTGAATCATGTTCGAGTTTCACTTCGAGGGCGAGGAAACCTACGAAGGCACAACAAGTGACTTCTTAGAAGTCGTCTGCCAGATTGCACAGTTTTTCGACCAGTCGGTAGCAGGTTTTTATGTTGCCGCACTGCTCGAAGACAAGGTGAAAGAACTTCCGTACCTTCGGGTGATTGACTGGAAATTCGACCTCACCTTGGGTGAAAAGGTCATCCGAGTTCACAAGGTGGTATGAACAATGAAAACAATGCCTGACGACAAAGAAGAAGAGTGCGGGGAATGTAACGCTTGCGTCTACGCCGAATATGACGGCGAAGACCCGAGCACTCACTGCATCAAGTGCACTTGCATCTTCTGTATTCCGGGAGCGTAGTCATGATGCGAAAGAAGTACACCCTGTGGCAGCGAATTGTTCTCGCCATGCGGGACATTCGTGAAATGGCCACACTGTCCATGAGTTGCCCCGGGTGCGGAAGTTCGCAAGTAACTGGTGGGGACGGTTCATGGATTTGCCATCACTGCGGAGCGCAGTGGCAAAGCTGAGTCAGTGGGAAGTCCTTAGTCGTAGGGGTATTTGCAGATTTCACCACATGTTGGTGAAAAGATGCCCGTGCGTAGTGAAACCCACACCCGAACCAAAGATCTGAAAGGTTAGCGGGGCCTCATGGCAAGCGAGCAAGAAAAAGAAATCCAGGAGACAGGCGAGAAGCTTTTCGCCCAGGGTTACCGCCTTGGGTGCGAAGATAAAAAGTCTGACGGCGATCGCCCCATCCACCCCTCTTGCATTAACCCAAGTGGCGAATGTGGATGCGGCAAGGGTTAACTGATCAAATAGTGGGGACCGGATCAATTCGCGGTCCGGTCCCCACTTTCAAAGGAGGAAGATATGTGCTTCAAGTGCGAGTACGACGACTTCAAGAAGATTTCGTACCGAGAAGTTCCCATCAAAGCGCTGATTCGTCTCAACGAACTCAAGGACGAAATCAAGTCCAACGGGGAAAAGGTGACCTCTTCGAAGTGGTACATGCTTCCCACTGGCAACATTATCGCCTACGTCATCTTTGAATACTGGGACGGTCACCAGATTCAGAGTGACGCTATTCAGCTCAACGTTTAGAACAAAGGCCCCGCATGCGGTGGCAACAAAGTTGGAAGCTTGTGACGGAAGCGTTCCCCCAGAGCGCTAGTTTCAACTTTGTTAGCTTTCGGGTTCGACTCCCGACGGGGCCACGACTAGCAAAAGCTAGCTCACTCACACACGGAAAGAAACCTCGCGTGACAAATCTCACACCTGCCGAACGTGAACTTCTCGCCATTGTGCAACACGTCGGCGACAACATGAAACCTGTGGCCAGGCTTCTGAAGAAGCTGGACGACAACTTCGGTCGCGAGGCAGCGAAGAGGCTGACGAATCTTCCGGAGGGAATTTTCGACACGCTGATTCTCGCGATCCAGAAGAACAGCTCCCCCAGGGCGAACCAGAAGCTGAAGACCGCTCAGGCAATCGAAGACAAGACGGCGAAGAAGATTGCTGTCGCGGAGAGCAAGAGCAAGGGAATCCAGGGAGAAGTTTTCCCCGGAAACTCTGATCTCTTCGCTGAAGAGTCGACCGGAAATTCCTCGGAGCGACTGGCGATTCATCTCGACGCCAACAGTGACGCCATCAATCGCATCGCCTACGACATCACAAAGGCGATCGAGTCGGAACTTTCGTCGGGTGACAAGCTGTGGAGCACCCGTGAAATTGCGGTGCGGTTCGCAACAAACGCGGCGTACGTCTCAAAGATCTACAAGGTTCTGCGGAGCCACAATTGGATCGAGTACGTCAACCCGGACCTTCCCGGAAAGGGCTACGTGGTCAAGTGAATCAGCAAATTGCCTTCTTCAAGAAGGACGGGAGCATTGTCGTAGAGAACAACCCCAACGGAGAACTTTCGCCATGGGAAGGTTTCTACGAGCAATTTGGTGAGCAGCTGCACGATGTGCACACCGTCAGATTTAATCTCGGTAGGTGTGACATTCAGTTCGTCATGTACACCGACGGACGTCTGAGGCAATGGTAGCACTCGCCAAGAAGTTCGACCCGGTCATCTTCGACAACCCGGCAAATGTTACTTGCCTGGGTTTCAAAGCTGCATTCATTCACGCACTAGAAGTCAAGTGCGACGAAGATTGCGGTGACGCCCGACACTTCCGTCTCCTCAACTTGGAGACGGAAAAGGAAATCACCAGCATCTTCGCTCGCATCGACGCAATGTGTGAAGTGTGGCACGGAAAGGTGGGGAACTAGTGCACATCGCAGTCCGAAAGTCGCTGTCAAATGGAACGCTTTCCATGACGACAGCAGGAACGTGGGACAAGCTGAAGTACCAGCTTTCAAAGTTGGATCACTTCGACACGCGAGACTGGGACGGTCACGGTTTCGCGTGGGAAAGTTTCCGCGATGGGAACATCATCAATGACGCCTCTGCACTTTGGCGTTACATCGACATCGAGAGGGACGACACAAACGACCTGGAAGTTTTCGAGGGTCGCGTAGTCTTTCTCATCGAGATTGACCCTGTCTTCGGATAGTTAGAAACATTGCGGGCGCGACCTTGACAGGGGATGACAGGCTGGTTTTGCCGTCAGGTTTGGACCGACGAAGGAGGGACGGGCCTGGCGGTAAAGCCTGACAGTCACCCCTGTCAGGGGAGTGGGGCCCCGCAATGTTTCGTCCACGTGAAAGGAATCAAAGAGTGAACCAGAACATTGACATGTCGGAGTTTGAGAAGCAATTCATGGAGGGTCGACTTTCTCCCTTCATGCCGAACGAGGATTTCAGTCGGCTAGCTTTCCTGAATGACCGCATTCGTTCTATTGAGGAAGTTTCCGAACTTCGCAAGGATGAGATTCAGTCTCTTACTTGGCGACAGGAAGCAATTCAGAAGGTAATCCGTCGTATCGAAGTTCTTCTGGACAAGTATCGCAAGAAGCGTCAGCCTCTTGACGATGAAATCAATCGTCTGAAGCGAATCAATCGCGGTGAAGACGCTAAGCGTGAAGCTTATGAGCGTGAGCGTCAGCGGCTCATTCAAGAGTTGATGGCTCAGCGTAACTTCCTGGAGCAGAAGAATTTCCTGAAGGAGTCGACGGCCAATCTTCCGTGGGCTGTTGGTGTTGACGGAAAGAAGGCGCTTCCTCATCAGCTGGAAGGTGCCGCACGACTTGTTGCTGCTGAGCGAGCAATTCTCGGTGACAAGCCTGGACTTGGTAAGACTTTGCAGGCAATCATGGTTGTTGACATGTTGCGTGCACAGGGAGGGAACAAGGGCCGAAAGGTTCTCATCTTCACTCCCAAGCAAGTTCTCGCCGACTTCCAGCGAGCTTTCGAGAAGTGGACGGACCCGAAGTTTGTCCACGTCCTGAATCAGACGTCAGTCAAGGGTATCAAGTCGGAACTTCTCGACATGCTGATGCACTTCCCTGAGATGATTGTCATCACGAACTATGAAGTTTGGCGTAAGGATCAGTCGATCCATGACAAGCTGAAGAAGTGCGCGTTTGACACAATCATCTGTGACGAAGCGCATGTTCTGAAGAACATCAAGTCGACTACGGCTAGAAAAGTAAGGGATCTCGTCTACGCCGAGAACCTTTGCAGCAATTGCGGTGGCCGTGACATTCACTCGGTGAAGAGTGAAGTGACTGACAAGACTTTGTCCGTCACATGCATGAGCTGCGAAACTCGCCCGTTTGATTTCAGCGACTTCTGTTCAGTCAAGAACTTTTACCCTATGACGGGTACGCCCATTCTGAACAAGCCGCAGGAATTGTGGCCGCTACTCAACATGATGGACCGAAAGAGCTTCCCGACGGAGAAGAGCTTTCTCGAAGACTACTGCGAGAAGAAGTACGACTACGACAATGAGCGTTGGTACTACACTTTCGGCGCGGGTGGTTCGGAACGTCTTCTCAAGAAGTTGGGAATGAGGTACACCGCCCGAACAAGGGAAAGTGCTGGGGTCATCATGCCGCCCCAGGAAGTCAAGCATCACTGGCTTGAATTTGACCCTGACGAGCACCAGCGGCAGCAAAAGTTCATCGAGAATCTTCGCCTGAAGGCAAAGATGGTTTTCGCTCCCGACCAGGAAGTGACAACCGACCAGGCACTTCATTGGTACACCCGAATGCGGCAGGCCGCAGTTTGGCCTGACGGAATTCAGGTGAAGGGTTGTGCGCATGAGCCCATGTGCAAGGATGAATGGGATCTTCCCAACCCGAAGGCTTGCATCTCTCCGTCAATTGTTTTCCCTGCACCGGGAACTCCGCCTGTCGGTGAGAGCATTCTCATGGACAAGGCTGAGGAAATCGTTGTAGAAGCTGTAGAAGCTGAACAGCGAATTGTCGTCTTCACGCACTTCCGTGCAGCAATTGAGGAACTAGAGCGTCGGTGCATCGGTGCTGGCTTGAGGGTCGGAAAGATTGTTGGCGGAGTGAAGGAAGAACTTCGCCGGGAATACATCGACGACTTTAACACCGAGTACACAAAGGTGGGTGAGCACAAGTATGACGTGCTCATTTGCCAGTACCAGACAGCACAGGTTGGTCTCAACCTGAATGGCGCGCATCAGCTTCTTTGTATTGACCGGGAATGGAATCCTGGAAAGGAAGAGCAGACGCTCGACCGTGTGCGCCGTCTGGATTCTGAACTTTCCACCATCGTCCACATTCTTCACTGCGCTGGCACGGCGACGGAACTTATCGACGCGCTGAATGAGCAGAAGAAGGCAATGCTGGAAGGTTGGGAAGCTGATGTCAGTCTTCTTGAAGCTATGCGAAAGTTCCTGGAGGGGTAATGAGCAACATCCATTCAGTCAAAGAGGCGTATGAAACTATCGCCGAGGCACTTAATTACCTTATTGAGCATGGCGAAGACCTTTCACTCTTTGATTCCGACGTTACGGGCCCTTCGGCCCGTGTAATTTGGGATTCCAAGATTAAAAAGTTCTACGTCGGTGACGCGCTGAACCTGGGGGGGTAATGGCTAGCAACAGATGGACCACAGAAGAGAATAATTTCCTCATGGACTTTGCTTATCGAAAGTCCTGGGAGGAGATAGCAAGAGTGCTCGGCAGGTCGGAAGGTGCTTGCAAGAAGCATTATGAGAAGATCAAGGATCTCCGTGAAAAGATGGGGACCTGGAAAGGAATCTGATGGACTTCACTGGAGTTTCGCATGCGTGGCGAACTGTCGCCGAGGCGATGACATTTCTGGAGAAGGAAGGGGAACTTCCGTCTGACACGAATACCATTCGTGGGAATGAGGCTGACGCTCGTTTCAGCAATCGGACCAACGAATGGCGAGTCGTCTGGCACTTTGGCCAGGAAGATAAGGACTGACAAATGTTTGAGCGTCGTGGTGACAAGATGGTCTGCTCAATTCATCCCGACGTTCAAGCTGCACGTGGGGTAGCAAAGATTGGTCGAAAGCATCGACTAGTTGAAAGCTGCCCCGCGTGTGACCAATTGGTCGAAGAACTCAAGCAACTAAAGTCGCCAGAAGACAGATTCTGGGCAGATGGGAGATACAAATGACGTTTGACATTCTCGTCACTCCGGTGGTCAAGAGCGACCGACACCAACCCGGAAAGGAGTACATTCAGAGCTTCATTGAGGAGCTTAGCGCAGAACTTTACATTTCCGCGCTAGAGGGTTCATATCGCTGTACGCGTCTGAACTTCACGCAAAACTTCACCAGTCAGCAGATTGAAGCAGAAGTGCTTCGTCGAAAGAGGCTGATTCGGGAAGCCAGTCGACTGGAATTGTGGTCGAAGAAGCGCACGAACAACAACTTCGACAACCCGGAAAGTTTCCCGTGTGAAGTGTGCGGGGAGAAGCACTGGAACTACATTTGTTGCCACAAGTGCAACTTCAACAATCACCGTTGCCACTTCTGTGGTGAAGAGTTGGGTCACGCCGAGTTTTCCATCTGCTACATCCT